GTTAAAAATAGAATGGATCAATTCTTTTTTATGGGAATTGAATACGGAGCTACAATGACGGCAGGTTCTATTGTTACGGGTGCGCAAATGGGCGATATGAGTGGTTATAATATCACACTAACCGCAAACGAGCGTATCCCTGCAAATTTCTTGAATTGTACAACTGAAGTGGAGTTGGTTGCTTTACTTGACGGTGCAACAGTGGTTACAGATTAATATTATTTTTTATTGGTTTTAGAAAGGGAGTTTAGCGACTCCCTTTTTTCATTTTAAAACAAAATATAATTTTTTAATTATATAAGTATGCAAATAGTAACAGTAACACAACCGCAGATTTTAAGATTGATGCTAATTAGCGGAATTGATGAAATTGTTTTAACTGACGAAGCGGAAAACTTTCCTACAATTTATACTGAATTTACAACGGTCGATAAAGGTTATTATTACGAAATTACAATTGATTTGAATTTAGTAAATAATAGATTTTATAAAATAGAAGCTAAATTTGAAGATACTTTAATTTGTTACGATAAATTGCTTTGCACTGACGGAATTGATAACAGATATACGCAAATAGTTACAAAAAATACGTTTATAACATTATGAGTAATAATAATAATACTTTCGTTTTAAATTTAGCGGAATACGAAGCGCCGAAAATTATCGAGTCTAAACAAAAAGACTGGGTAACATTTGGAGAAAACAATTCGTACTTTCAATATATCATAGACCGATATCGAAATTCGACCACCAACAACGCCGTTATTAACGCGATAACACACTTAGTTTACGGACGTGGATTGAGTGCCTTAGACGCTTCTAAAAAGCCAAATGAGTACGCTCAATTAATGGCTATGTTATCGAAAAATGATGTTCGACAAATAGCAACGGATTTTTATATGTTTGGGCAATGTGCAATTCAAGTTCATTATAACGATAAGCACGATTCAATCGTTAAGGGTTTTCATATTGCAGTTAATTTATTAGCACCTCAAAAATGCGATGCGGATGGAAATATCAATAACTATTTTTATTCAGATAATTGGGAAAATACACGCGAGTTTGTACCAAAATTAATTCCTGCTTACGGAACGTCAAAAGAAAAAATCGAAATACTTTATATACGTCCTTATATGGTCGGAATGAAGTATTTTGCAATGCCGTCTTATATTGGTGGTATTGGTTATGCACTACTCGAAGAAGAAATACAAAACTATTTAATCAACGACACGCAAAACGGTTTTAGCGGAACTAAGGTTGTAAATATAATCGGAGAATTTACCGAAGAACAACAGAGAACACGAAGTAATCAAATTCAACAAAAATTAACAGGTGCGCAGGGGAAAAAAGTAATTGTTTCATTTAGCGGTTCTAAGGAACTACAAACGGAGGTTACTGATATACCTTTGAACGATGCGCCAGAACATTATCAATACCTTTCAACTGAATGTACTGAAAAGATTTTATTAGCGCATAAGGTTGTAAGTGGTTTAATTTTCGGAGTTGCAAAAAGTAGCGGTTTTAGCTCAAACGCAGATGAATTAAAGACGGCAACAGTATTATTTGATAATATGGTTATTCGACCTATTCAAGACCGTTTAATCGAAGCTTTTGATACGATGTTAAGCTTTAACAAAGTTAGTTTAAAATTATATTTTAAAACGTTACAACCTTTGGAGTTTGTGGACTTAGAAAATGCACAAACAGCAGAACAAGTAGCCGAAGAAACGGGAACGGAATTAAGCGAACAAGTTGATTTAAGTTCTTTTGGTGAAAACGTAAATCCTAATTGGTTGCTAATTGATGAATTTGAAGTTGACTACGATACTGACGAACAAGAAAACGAGCTATTAAGCAAAGAACCAAAAGTTGAATTAAGCGTTTTAAAGCAAATAATTAACTTAGTTTCAACGGGAGTTGCTTTTCCAAATTCAAAAAGTGAACAAGACGAAACAATCGACGGAATTAAATTTATTACACGTTACGTTTATGCGGGTGAAGACAAAGCAAACAGCCGTTCCTTTTGCCTTTCAATGAAACGATTTAATAAAATTTACAGAAAAGAAGATATTGAAACAATGAGTTTAACTTATTTAGGCGATGCTTATACAAATAGCGAAGGGCGCAGAATTGGTTGGGGACCACGTGGCGCGTTAACCTTTGATAGATTTTTATATAAAGGCGGTGGTAATTGCCACCATAGATGGAATAAACAAGTTTACGCTTCATTTAGTGGAGGTGGAATTGATGTTAATTCACCAAATGCAAAACAAGTGGCGGTTCGTAAAGCTGAAAAATTAGGTTATATAATTAAAAATCCTGCTTTAGTTTCGGTTCGACCTATTGATATGCCTAATCGTGGATTTTTACCTAAATAATTAAAAAATGGCAACAGTTTTATTAATATCAACAGATGACGTAACCAAATTTACCACGATGTCGGGAAATATGGACGTAGATAAATTTATACAATATATTGATATTGCTCAATCGCTTAGACTTGAAGAATATTTAGGAAGCGAATTATTGGAAGCGTTACAAACGAAAATTGAAAACGAAGATTTAACCGACCAATACGAACACTTAGTTAATAAGTATTGCAAACCAATTTTAATTCATTACGCAATGGTTGAATATTTACCGTTTGGAGCGTTTCAAATTGCTAATAAAGGAATATTTAAACACACCGCAGAAAACAGCGAAAGCGTAAATAAAAACGATGTTGATTTTCTTATTCAAAAAGAACTTTTGATCGCGCAAGGTTTTGTTAAAAAAATGATTAGGTATTTATGTTTAAATTCAACCGATTTTCCTGAATATACTTTTAACAGCAATAACGATGTTAATCCGATGCGACAAACTAATATTGGTGGATTTTATTTAAACGAGGGAAATGAAAAAGACTACAGTTGTAGAGGTTGGTACTTGTAAAAGATACAAACCGAAAAAAGAAAACGTTAAGAAATTAGAATTGTTCTTAAAGAAAATAGAAGAAAATGAGTATAAAAATAAGTGAATTACCTTTAGGAAGTGCGTTAAGTGGAACGGAAGAAATTCCAATTGTTCAAAGTGCGACTACAAAGAAAATTACAGCGCAGGACGTTGCGGATTTAGCAAGTAGTGGAGATTTACAACAAGTTACAGATAATGGAAATACAACTACTAATGATATTGAGTTAATAACTAACGCTGAAGTAATATTTGGAGCTGGTGGTGGAGTATTATTAGATAATGCATCAAGATTAAGAGAAGGTACTATTGATGCTGGAACTGGTGGAACAAAAGGAATAGCTCAGATTTGCGGAGTTGGTTATGAGTTGAAATGGGAAGCTGGTAGTCAATATGTAATGAATGGTAATGGAGATCAGGTCCGTATAGTTAACTATAAATTTAACATTGCTCCAACAGTTACCAATGATATTACAGAAGGTTTTTATGTTGGTTCTCGTTGGATATTAGATGACGGAACTATTTATACTTGTTCAGATAACAGTACAGGTACTGCTGTTTGGGATTTACAATTAGAAGGCACAGTTACAAGTGTTGACTTGACTATGCCATCTGCATTCACAGTTACTGGCAATCCAATAACAACATCAGGCACATTAGCAGTTGCTGGTGCTGGTGTTGCAACACAATACATTAGAGGAGATGGTCAACTTGCTAATTTTCCAACAACAACTGGAGGCGGTGCATCTGTTAGTTACTACCTTAATGGCTCAGTAAGTCAGGGGACATTTGGTGGTGTTGCAATGAAAGAAATAAATAAGACACCAGTCATAGGAGCTGGCACAGATTTCACTATCAATGCTAATGGATATATTCAGTCATTCATTACAGACGCAAACGACCCGAACCAACTTGAAATACCAGCTGGTAATTGGAACTTTGAAACCTATTTTAGTGCATCAAGTTCTGGCGGTTCACCCTCATTTTATGTAGAGCTATATAAATGGGATGGTGCTACATTGACATTGATAGCTAGTAACTCAACAACTCCTGAGGTTATTACTGGTGGAACAGCAATAGACTTATATCTTACAGCCTTAGCGGTACCACAGACTACACTAGCATTGACTGATAGATTAGCTGTTAGAATCTATGTCACACATAGTGGTAGAACAATAACACTTCACACAGAAGACAATCACCTTAGTCAGATAATAACTACATTCTCAACTGGCTTAACAGCATTGAATGGATTGACAGCTCAGGTGCAGACCTTAGCAGTAGGTACAAGTGGCACTGACTTTGCAATCAGCTCAGTTACATCTACACACACATTCAATCTACCTACAGCATCTGCTACTAATAGAGGTGCATTGAGCACTGCTGATTGGACTACATTTAATGGCAAGGTGGCATCAAATACAGCAATTACGGGAGCAACAAAGACCAAAATTACTTACGATGCAAAAGGTTTGGTCACAGCTGGAGCAGATGCAACAACGGCAGATATAGCAGATAGCTTAAACAAGCGTTATGTTACAGATGCAAACTTAACTGTAATTGG